TACTCGTAGAAAAACAGGACTAACAAAAAGTGCAACACGTGGTTTGAGTAGTAAGCAAAAAACAGGTGGAGCAGAACTAGATAGTAGATTCGGTATATCAGGATTAGAAAAAGCAATGAAGAAAAAATCCAAATAACTATAAGGCCACTCAGCTTCGGCTGACCCCAACATAAGGAGAAAACAAATGGCTACAAGTGAAGAAGCAAAACCAAACCCTATGGTAAAACCTCCAATCCCAAAAGTAATGATGGGAAGAGGTGGATACTTAAATAATGAGGAACGTATAAAAAAAGAAGAAGCTGAACTAGAAGAGATGAAAAAACAAGCTAGGGCAGCTATGGGTATAGTCGATGAAACGGAGCAAGAAGAAACCAAAAATGCAGAAAGTACTGAAGATCAACCCAATAGCGAAGAGCCTAAAGCTGAACCAGTACAGGCAGAAAGTGATACCAAACAAGAAGAAAAACCAGAAGCCAAAGCACAAGAAGATGACACTGAGCTAAGTGCTGAAGAGAAGAACTTCAAGAAACGTTATGGTGATTTACGTAGACATCAACAGAAAAAAGAAGAAGAGTTTACTGCTAAGATAGAAGCATTAGAAGCACAACTAAGTAAAGCTGCTAAAAATGAACTAATACTTCCCAAGAGTGAAGAGGAATTAGAAAAGTTTCAAAAAGAAAACCCTGATGTTGCAGCTTTGTTTCTTGCTATGGCTAAAAAAGAATCTAAAGCATCTTCTGAAGAACTAGAAAAAAGAATGGCAGAGCTAGAAGAGTTACGCTTAGATGCCAAAAAAGAAAAGGCAGAAGCTGAACTCATAACTATGCACCCTGACTTTGTGCAGATACGTGAAGATGATAACTTTCATAACTGGGCAGAACAACAACCTAAGTGGGTACAGGATGCTCTGTATGAAAACATAGAAGATGCAAAATCTGTAGCACGTGTAATTGATCTTTATAAAATTGATAAAGGTATTACGAATAAGAAGAAAGCAAAGCCTGAAGAAAAAGCAGCAGCATCTTCAGTCAAGACAAAAAGCGCTGCAACACCAGAGCCTGATGAATCAAGTAAATACATTAAGGAATCTGACGTAGCAAGAATGTCTATCAAAGAATACGAAAAGCGTCAAGAAGAAATATTAGACGCTCAACGTAGCGGAAAGTTTATTTACGATATGTCAAGAAAATAGTTGACATTCTATTCATCGTAGATAAAACTATAGCATATACACAACAGTTAGATGTGTATGCTTAATCAAGCACTAGCCACACAAAAAGACTTACCTCAAAGTATAGGCCCAGCGCAGAGAGAAAGCGCATTCTCAAAGCATAGCTGACTACCCTAATACGAAGAGCCTCTTCATGGTGGATATGTAGTGTACTAACCCCACGCCATATCTATAAAGGAGATTTTAACTATGGCTATTACATCAGCAAGTGGAGGCTTTGACGGCAACTTTAGCCCGATCATGTACTCCAAACAGGCGCAGATCGCATTGCGAAAAGCATCTGTTGTCAGCGCTATCACCAACAATTCATACTTTGGTGAGATCGCAAATCAGGGTGACGTTGTACGCATCCAAAAAGAACCAGACGTAACTGTTAACGCACTACAGCGTCACACAGCTATTTCTGTAGAGAAGCTTGACGATCAAGACTTCCAGTTAACCATTGACAAAGCTAACTACTTTGCTTTCAAAATGGATGACATCGAAGACCAATTCTCACACGTTGACTTCGTAAGCCTAGCTGCAGACAGAGCAGCATACAAAATGGCTGACGCTATTGACGTAGATATTTTACAGTATATGACAGGTACTAACCCATCAACAGGTCAGTATGCAACAACTGTATCGGGTACTGCACAGCACCCAACAGCAAGTGAGATCAATGGTGAATTTTTGAAAGTTAACCAGTTGGATATGTCTGACTTCAGCAATATCACAACTTCAGCTTCATCATCTACAACTGGTGACTCAGTACCAGTAGCACCTAGACTACCAGGAGCTACAGCAAAAGCAAACAATGTAGCATCACCCTTGCAAGTTATTGCAAGAATGGCACGTCAGTTAGATGTTCAGAATATTGACTCACGTGGACGTTACTTGGTTGTTGACCCAATCTTTGTCGAAATGCTAAAAGACGAAGACTCACGTCTTCTCAACGCAGACTTCGGTGGAAGCGGTCTTATGAATGGACAGGTTGCAGCAAACATCCACGGTTTCCGTGTACACGTTTCAAACAACCTACCAACAGACGGTACAGGACCAGGAACTTCTGGCACAACTGCACAAGATGACAACTTCGGTATCATCCTAGCAGGTCAGGACGAAGCGGTTGCAACTGCAGAGCAGATCAACAAAGTAGAAAACTACAGAGATCCAGACTCATTCGCAGACATCGTACGTGGTATGCACCTTTACGGACGTAAGATCTTACGCCCACAAGGTCTTGTTACAGTACGATACAACGCTGCTTAATCATAAGATAAACTTAGAGGCTGCTTCGGTGGCCTCTTCGTGCATTTAACATAAGGACATTCTCATGGGTACTATTACTACAGCAATGTGCAACAGCTTCAAGCAAGAGCTACTTGGGGGTGTTCACGATTTAGACACGCACTCTTTAAAGCTTGCGTTAATAAAACCATCGCCTACAGGCAACTTTAATAAAGCCACAACTAACTACTCAGATCTTACAGCTAACTCAGATGAGGCTACAGGAACAAACTACACTGCAGGAGGACAGGTACTTGATTCGCCTGTCATATCAATACCTTCGGGTTCGGATACGGCTATTGTAGATTTTGCAGATGAAGTATTCTCTAACCTGACAATTACTGCTGCTGGGGCTTTGCTCTACAACACTTCAGCAAGTAACAAAGCAATAGCTGTATTTTCGTTTGGATCAAACGTGGCATCGACAGCAGGTGACTTTACTGTTATCTTTCCTACAGCAGATGCATCCAACGCAGTTATACGTATAACGTAAAGGTAACACAATGGCATTAGTACTAAAAGATCGTGTACGTGAAACCACGACTACTACAGGCACATCTAGTCTGACCCTCGGAGGAGCAAGTGCTACCTTCGATACATTTGCATCAGTCATGTCAACAAACGATACGACTTACTACGCCATTGTGCATACAGCTAATGGAGTAGATGAGTGGGAGGTAGGACTAGGCACATACAGTGGCACTAACACTCTTGCACGAACTACAGTACTATCTAGTTCAAACGGTGGATCAGCAACAAACTTCTCAGCAGGAACTAAGTTTGTATTTATAACTTTACCTGCGAGTGTTGCTGCTCACCTAGATCCAGCATCTAATGATCATGATCTAAACTCTATAATCTCTTTTGGTAATCACGACACAGATGATCTATCAGAAGGATCTTCTAACTTATATTTCACCAACGCTAGAGCAGATGCACGTGTTGCTGCATCCACAGCCTTTGAGCCAGCAGGAACTGCTGTTGCACTAGCGATAGCTTTGGGATAGCAATATGGCAAATACATTTCTTAGAAAAACTTCACGTAGCATAGGAACATCAGCAGTTACGGTGGGAAGCTACACAGTGGGTGCAAGCACAGCCACAACCGTTATTGGTTTGTCTTGTGCTAACAGAACTACTGCAGCTATCACAGTTGACGTAACGCACAACGATGGATCTAATGATACGTTCTTAGTTAAGACAGCTACCGTACCTAGCGGAGGCTCACTTGTTGTCGTGGGAGGTGATCAAAAGGTCGTTTTACAAACAGGCGATAGCATTAAAGTGACATCAAGTGCAGCCTCCTCTTGTGATGTAATGATGAGTATATTGGAGATTACCTAATGGGTAAGTCACACGATCTAGCAACTATAGCAGCGGATGGGTTTACTTTTACAGGTGCGGTTACTCACAGTGGTGCGGTTACTCACAATGGCGTAGTAACAAAGACTGCACAACCAGCATTCTTAGCTAAATGTACTAGTAATATAGGTAATTTAGCTGTGTCTGGTGCTAGTAATACAGACATACCTTTTGGTACAGAAATATTTGACCTTGGTGGTAATTTTGCATCTAGTACTTTTACTGCCCCTGTTACTGGTAAATATCATTTGGGTTTTCAAATGAGGCTAGATAATATTGATGCTGCAACAACTAGTTACAGCTTTTATATAGTAACTTCTAATAGAACTTATAGTTATATATTTGATCCTGATGTTGGAAATGACAGGCTTTATTACACACCAAGTTACTCAGTCTTAGCTGATATGGATGCAAACGATACTGCTAAAATGCAATATTATGTTAATGCTGGGGCTGCTCAAGCAACGATTGTTAATAGTACATACTTCTATGGTTACTTAGTAGCTTAGATAGATAGGACACAAGCATGGCATACATAGGACAATCCATAACCGAAGGCACAAGAAGAGCGCATACATTTACAGCTACTGCTGGACAAACTACATTTAATGCTGTATACTCTCTTGGAAACGTAGACGTATATCAAAACGGAATACTGTTACAACCTGCTGACTACACAGCTACCACAGGAACTACAGTGGTGTTAGGCGTTGCTGCTGCACTAGATGACGAGATAACTATTATAGCTCACAACATATTCAGCGTGGCAGATGAACCTACACTTTCAGGTGGTGGCACATTTGCAGCTAATATCAGAGCGCCACTGTTTGATAGCGAACAACATAAGACTAAACTGGCATTGTTTCAGACTAATGATCAAACACTGTCAAATAACGTAACCATAGCAAGCACAGAGAATGCTAGTTGTAACGGACCTCTTTCGGTAACATCTGGTGTGACGCTTACAGTTAATGGGAACTTGACAATCATATGAGTACTTTACACGTAGAAAACCTAAAAGGTCTTAGTAGTGGCGGTAATGCCAATAAGATTATCGTACCGTCTGGTCAGACGCTAGTGCCAAGTGCAGGGCAAGTTATACAAAAGGTTCATCATACTTGGAATAGTGAAACTGTTGCTTCATCTAACAGTTCTTGGATTGATGTAGGTAATTCTAGTTTAAGTTTTACACCTAAACT